AAATTAACATATAAAGCAAAGTTATCTCCTAAAAGATCTTGATAGGTTTCTAAAAGTTTGTATACACTTTTCCAAGTTGAAAATACACTTGCTCGAGGTAACTTTCTATCTCTTGAAAAATTAGAGATAAAAGATATCATTGGATGAGTATAAACCATAACCATAAATACATCATATCCTTTAGCTAAAAGATCTCTAACTTTAGAAGGATTAGATGCTGTTGTATCCCAAATAAAAGACTCACCTTTCTCACTTGCAGCTACTACATCTTTATCTACCTGACCTGATGCTGCGCTTAAGTTGTTATGGTATGGATGTTTAGGATCTTCAACGTATGTGTCAGGGTTATACTGTTTTAATCCTTCGAGGCCGAGCTGTTTTAAAAGATAAGATTTACCGGTACCTGCACCTCCGGCCATAATAACGGCTTTAGGTTTACCATTTTGCTCTAATATAATATCTGATAATTTAATCATTTTTTCTTTTATAATTCCTGTTCTCTCCACTTCTCCTACCTTTAGCTTCAACTCTTACTTTAGGTTTAACTACAATTACCCTTTTAGGTATGTAGTAAGGAGTATAGTATTTATACCTCCTATACTGTGGTCGATACGAATACGGATAATATTGATTTTCTACTATAACCGTTGTTTGTTTCACCGGAATATGTCCTAGCGTTGCTAACTCGAACGTACCACAGCTATATAAAGATAAGAAAAAAAACGCAATTATCCAAATGTTTTTCATAGTTTTAGAGTTGTCGGGTAACTATTATAAATAGGTTCAACTGTAGGGTTCTCTAAGTTATAAAGTTTATAGATAGTTTCGAATAAATCAAAGTTGTAATCTATTTCATCTACTACTTTTATCTTCCAACCTTTACCTTGATATACTCCTTCTTTTTTAGACGGACCTCTAGAATGAGCTTTTAACCATACAATTCCTGTTCTTTGTATCTCAATACCTTTAGTTTCTTTCAAGGCTTTGGCGTAAGCAGCTAACTGGAGGTCATAAGATTTATGTAAACTATTAGAAGTTTTTAAATCGAGCAACCATACTTCTCCATCCATCTTTACTACTAAATCTGCAGTACCGGCATACTTATATTCGTCTGAAAAAACAAAGTCTTCGGTTGATATTAATTCAGGTTTATGTGTATTCCAAAACTCGTAAAACTTTAAAATCATACCCCATACTAACTGAGAGTATTTAGCGTTTCCGTAATCGTCCATCCAGGAGACTTCTTCTCCTTTAACTAAAGCTTCAGCAGCTTCATGGACTTGAGTACCTTCTTTACCGGCACGTCTCATAATAAGATCGGCATTATGCCCAACGTCTTTTAACCAATTGTCAAAAAACTTATTCTTGGGCATATACTGGAGTATAGTAGTTACGGACGGATAGTATACTCCTTCCGATCTCTTATAAACTCTCCTATCAAGAAAGTTAATCTGTTGAAGTTGCGGTTTGAATTCTAGTCTGCTTTTAGCATTCTCTTTTAGAATATTCATTCCTTGCTGTATCATAGGTCTAATTTATGCACCATCAGACTTGACAGGTCTAACTCTTGTGCTTGTTGAATGTGGGAAGTAAAATCTTTGAACCCCATTTCGGATGGATCTTTGTCTTTCATATCCACCATAAAGACTTTTTTGCCTTGGTTTAAAAACGTTTCTGCTATTTCTAATGCTTTATCTTGTGCATCTAAGTCTAATGCAATATAGATATCTGTTAACGGGCTGGTTAGTATTTTTTTATATAAACTCTTTGAGATGTTTTTTCCTAATATAGGAATAGCATTTCGACGAATGGCAATGGCATCGAATGCTCCTTCACATAAAATAATAGGCTGGTTCCAGTTTATAAGATTCTCAAAAAAGATTATGTCTTTGGAAGCTTCAGGATTTTTGTACTTAAAGTAGCTGCCATCATAACTTCTTGCAATAAAATAATTGAGCTGATTGGATGCAGAATAGCTTGGGATAACGACTCTTCCTCCATATTCTCCACTTGTGCAGTATCCAATATCATATTTAATAAAATCATTGTCGCAAAGTCCTCTCTCATATAAGTATTTTTTTACTAGATTAGCAACTACGGATGTGGTTGAAGCGGAATATAAAGGTTGGTATTCTTTCGGTAGTTCTATTATAGATAGCTGCTTGTACTGTATTTGTGAACCTTTGGGTAAGTACTTAAGTATCTCAGCTGCTTGGTCTCTCGGTGTTTTAAGCTGTCTAAGGAGTGATCTAATAGTACGACCTCTGGTTTGACACACCCAGCATTCCCAAGGATTCTGTCCTTCTTCGTTGGTTGCCATGTTGATCTCCAGCTTAGGCTTCCGGTGATTGCAGAAAGGGCAATGAAAAGCGTAATTCTCTCTAGCTCTTTTATGAGATTTACCTAAAATATTCTCAATCGAACCTAGTAGAAATGTATAATCCATAGGGAGTCCGTAACTATTATCTATAATATACGAAAAGTATCTGAAATAGGCAACTTATGATACATCCATTTCGGTAGTATCTATAGCAATACCATGATCTTTCATAGCATCGATTACTTTATCGATTTTTTTATCTGTAGATATATCAACCCCGGAAGTGTCCTGTAGGAAGTCTTTTACTCTTTTAAGATCGTCGTCTCTTTGTTTTTCTCCGTCTATAGAGATAGAATATAAATCACCATTAGTTGTATAAGCGATAGTAATTTGTTCGATATTATCATTCCACCCTTCGTTAATGGTATCCATCGCTTCTGCTACTGCTACTCTGATTGTACCTTGGAGTAGACCATCATTTGGAATATCGTACTTTTCAGAGATAGCGTTAGAGACATGCTCTACGATTACATCGTATTTTTGCATCTCTCCTGCAATACTCAGCTCACTAAGAATAATATCGGTTAATTTCATCTTCCTTGTCCTCTATATTTCTTTCTGTAGTTTTTACTACTTTTTAATTTCGACGTTTTAGACTTAGCATGTACGCCCGGTCTTTTTTTTGCTGGGTTATCTAAAACTATAGCGCTTCCAAAAGCTCCTTTTTTTGCCATCGTTACTCGTTACAACTACACCCGCAATCACACTCTCCGTCAAGACAGTTTTTACAATTACAGTTCATAGTTTAATTACTTTAAGTTTTAAATCTCCGGTACCTTTAATCAATCTATGATATGTACCCTTTTCTATAAATAGTCTACCTAAATCTATAGGTACTTCGTTGTCGTACTGGAATTGCCAGTCAGTTTCATGGAGAGGTTCTATAATACGATCTTCTCTGTCTTTATGCCAGACTAACTCGTCTTGAGTAACTTCTTGAGTAAAAACTCTCTCTTGACCTTCTTCTACGTAAGGTCTACCAGTATCCTGAAAAGTTTCTTTTTCCACCTAATGATTTCCAATAACGTCCAATATTACAAGCCCAGTATCCTGGTGCTGTTTTGTCTTTTTTCTGTGCACATTTATGACGAGCGGCAAATGAAGCTCTAGCTCCAGGCTCATCTATTTTTACGTTTAATCCTGTTGTGCCTCCAAAATTAACTTTTACTACGTTTCCTTTAGCGTTCTTAGTATAAACTACAAACTTTTTAGGACCACCTCTTTTAGGCTTATTTAACGGTACGTCTTTACCTCTGTATTCTGCTTCGTCGACTGTGGGTAGATCTAAAGGTACTTTGTCTCCTTCATATAGACCATACTCTCCTATGTCGGTAGATTCTAATAATTCTAAGTCTTCTTCGTTGAGTTGTATTTTGCCGTCTCTAAGGGCTTCTCTAGCTTCTTTAAATAAAGATATAAACTTCTCGCTAGAATAACGGTAGACATTCTCGTGTAAAGTGAGTCCATGTTCTACATGGTAGTTTAACGATGGAATATCTATAAGATCTTTTATCTTAATCATTTATGAAATCTTTCTTATAAAACTTACCTAAAATGTTATCGTTTATATAGTTATTTCTTTGCTCCAGTACCTCTTTTATAAATAGATACTTACACTCATAATACGTTAGAAGCTTTTTATTTGGTACAAAGGTAAGAATTTTTCTTTCAAATTCAAACTGTTTTCCTTCTTTTACAAGCTGAACTATATCTTTATGAGAACCGTAATAATCTTTCCAATCTGATTCTTTTATTACTTTCTTTTTAGCCGGTACCCTACCGCCTATACCTTTTGCTTTTCTTTCTTCTTTTAAAGCTTCGGTTTCTCTTTTACCTATTCTAACGTTGCGTTCGAAAAATAAAACTTTTTTACCTAAATACTTTCTGTCGGTAGGTTTGTGTAATACTTCGTATATGAAGCCGTAAGTATTTTCTGGCATGTCAGAAATATCTGTTATAATCTTTCCTTCATACCACCATGTGGGTATTGTAACCATATAAAAAATTTATGCAAACGATATTTTACAAATTGCTGTACCGTTTGGTGAAAAGTATAAACAACCGGCTCCTGCTGAACCAGAAACCCATATTGCTCCGGCGGTAAGTGGATTAGGTGTTGAACCTAAAGTTCTTATATTCATAGTAGAATTAGAACCTGAGATGTTAAGGTTGTTTACAAATGTTTGACATTGCTGATGATAAAAAGATTTTCTGTAGCATGCATCTGCGTTGTATTCTTCTGTAGATGTTACGCAGCTTTCCCCAGCAAAAGCTATAGCCGAATCTTTACTTCCTCCATATCCATGTCGTTGCCTGGTAGCTGGTAATGCTGTTCCGACTGACCAAGTAGTACCGTTGTATTCTTCAGTACAGGTTCTATTAGCAGTAGGATTCCCTCCGTACCCTAAAGCAGCATTTTGTACTCCAGCAGCGCCTGAGTTTACTCTGTTATTATTTAAATTTCCACTATTAGACCAAGTAGTGCCGTTATACTCTTCTGTACAATTAGTCGTCAACATAGGGATGCCTGCGTTTCCTCCAAATCCTAATCCTGCATTTTGTGTTCCTGTGCCTGTAATTGTCGATCTTCCTAAATTTAAACTGTTTGATGTTGACCAAGAATTACCATTATATTCTTCAGTACAAGTTAGGTAATCACCAGGAACACCTGCGTTAAGTCCACCAAAAGCTAACGCTGCGTTTTGAGTTCCTAATCCTCCTAGTCTAGCTCTACTTTGATTTAAGTTAACCACTACAGACCAAGTGTCACCGTTATATTCCTCAGTTTGATCGGAATAGTTAATCGTAGGAGCACTTATTCCTCCGAACGATAAAGCAGCATTTTGTGTTCCGGCTCCTCCCATCCCACAAGCCTTAGTATTTAAATTACCTGAATTAGACCAGGTCGAACCGTTATATTCTTCAGTAGCTGCTGTGTGAAATGGAGCACCAAATCCTTGATTGTAACCTCCAAAACCTAATGCTGCGTTTTGTGTTCCTGCACTTCCAATACTGTCTCTACCGGTACTCATAGTACCACCGGCTGACCATGCACCGTTGGAAGATGAAAGGTAATTAAATTCATTTGAACCGTCTACTTTTAGACCGCCGATTATATCTGCTTGACCTTCGAAAGGAAAAGGATTAACTTCGGTTAAACCGCTTCCATCACCGTTTATTGAACCAGATATAACAGTTATATTTCCTTCAACTTCTAAAGAACCTGATATACCGGCAGAACCGGTGTATGGAAAATCATCTACTGCACCACCTCCAGATATTCCGGTCAAACCGCTACCGTCTCCTACAAAAGAGCCGCTTAAAGAACCACTATATCTACCGGGTAGATCTGTTGTAAGACCTCCGGTTGTAATATTAATTGATCCTGTTAATTGTAGTGCCATAGTTTAATAGTTAAGCAAATGATATTTTACAAATTGATGTTCCGTCTGGTGAAAAGTATAAACAGCCGCTGTTAGCTGAACCCGATTGCCAAATCATTCCTTCGGTCAATGGGTCGGGTGTTGTATCTCTATTTGCCAGATTAAGTAAAGCATCTGCTGTTGCAGATCCTGTCACATATAATTGGTTTGAATATACGGTATTCTGTTGACTATAAAAGTGTTTTCTATAGCATGCATCTGCGTTGTATTCTTCTGTACAGCTTCTAAAACCAGGGGAACTCCCGCCAAAAGCTAAAGCAATATTCTGTTGTCCTGCTCCACCCGGGCACATACGTGCTGTAGCTAAATTTTCACTAGTAGACCAAGTAGTACCGTTGTATTTTTCTGAAGTAGCAAGTACTACGGTAGGACTAGTCCATCCTGCAAATGCTAATGCTGCATTTTGTATCCCTGCTCCTCCTGCGTTATACTTAGGGGTAGGTAAAGCTCCGCCTTGTTCCCATGATACTCCGTTATATTCTTCTGTACAACTTGCAACTGGGTTTCCACCGAATGCTAAACCTGCGTTTTGAGTTCCTGCTCCTGCTAAACGAATTCTAGCACAAAGCAGAGAACCGCCGGCAGACCATGATGATCCATTATATTCTTCAGTACAGGATACATTACAAGTAGGTGTTGCACCGCCGCATTGACCGCCGAATGCTAAACCTGCGTTTTGAGTTCCTGCACCACCTAAATAACATCTACATATGTTTAATGCACCGCCTATACTCCAAGATGATCCATTATATTCTTCAGTAGAAGTTAAGATTACAGGAGGATCTTGTCCACCGAATGCTAAACCTGCGTTTTGAGTTCCTGCTCCTGCAAGTTCGTCTCTAGCTGTGTTTAAATCCCCACCTACTGACCAAGATGAACCGTTGTATTCTTCTGTGTATGCTCGTTGATAAGGTGATGGATTTGAATAACCCCCAAAAGCTAAAGCAGCATTTTGTGTTCCTGCTCCACCTAAACCTGTGCGAGCAAAATTCATATCTCCTCCTGCAGACCATGCACCGTTAGATGAACTAGCAAAATTAAATTCAAACTCTCCATCTAATTTAAATCCTCCTATAATATCGGCTTGTCCTTCGAAAGGAAATATCTGTACATCTGTAAGACCGCTTCCATCTCCTATTATAGAACCGGATATTACTTCTGTAATTCCGTCTACTTCTAAAGAGCCTGAAATGATTGCTGAACCGGTATATGGAAAATCACTACTACCACCTCCACCCCCACCCCCACCGGTTATTCCGGTAAGACCAGACCCATCTCCTACTAGAGAACCTGAGAAAGAACCACTATAGACTCCGTCTCGGTCGGTAGTAATACCGCCTGAGGTTAAATTGATCGATCCTGTTAGTACTAGTGTCATATGTTATTATTAAGCAAATGATATTTTACAAATTGATGAACCGTCTGGGGTAAAATATAAACATCCAGCTCCGGCTGAGCCTGATTGCCATACTGTACCGGCAGTTAAAGGGGAAGGTGTATCTGTTCTATTTGCTAGATTAAATACTGCTTCTACTGTTGATGAACCGCTTACATATAGCTGGTCTGCATATACTGTGTTTTGCTGTGTATAAAAATGTTTTCTATAGCATGCATCTGCGTTGTATTCTTCTGTGCAAGTACTGCAATTGTTAGCAGGTAAACGTCCTGCAAATGCTAATGCTGAGGTTGAACTTCCAGCACTCCCAAGTTGCTGTCTGGCTACATTTAAAGAACTTCTATTTGACCAAGTATTACCGTTATATTCTTCGGTATTTGCTAGGTAAGAAGGAGAGCAGGCTGGGTTTGTGCCTCCGAATCCTAATGCTGAGTTTTGAGTACCTGAGCCTCTTAATCCTCCTCTGTTAATATTATTTAAATTTCCTCCAATACTCCAAGCAGTTCCATTATATTCTTCTGTTTGTGTGTAAGTTGGAGCTGGTCCTCCTCCAAAACTTAAACTTGCATTTTGTGTTCCTGCTCCGCCTTGATCTTCAACTGCTGCGTTAAGATTACCTCCTGAAGACCATGTATCACCATTATATTCTTCTGTTGCATTGCTATCAGTTCCAGTTGGAACCCCGGTTATACCTCCAAATGCTATTGCTGAGTTTTGAGTACCGACACCGCCTAGTTGGTTTCTACCTGTCGACATAGGAGTTACTTCTGACCATGTATCTCCGTTGTATTTTTCAGTACATGCATATCTAAAAATAGGACTTGGACCATATCCTCCAAAAGCTAAAGCAGCATTTTGTGTTCCGGCTCCTGCAAGAAGTGATCTACCGAAATTTAAAGGAGATTTTACACTCCAAGCACTTCCGTTGTAAGCTTCAGTACAGGTATACCCAGATGTAGGTCCTGGTGTATCTCCTGCCATTGATAATGCTGCGTTTTGTGTTCCGGCTCCAGCATTAGCAAACATAGCTACATTCATACTAGCTCCTACAGACCATGTATCGTTCGAAGATGAAAGGTAATTAAACTCTCCTGCACCATCTACTTTTAATGCTCCTATAATATCTGCTTGACCTTCATACGGAAATGGATTTACCTCGGTTAAACCGCTTCCTTGGCCTCTTAAAGAACCTGATATTATAGTTACTGGACCTTCAACTTCTAATGAACCAGAAATAATAGCAGAACCGGTGTATGGAAAATCACTACTACCGCCTACAGACACACCAGTTAACCCGCTTCCATCTCCTATAAAAGAACCAGAGAATGAACCGCTATACCTACCGTCTTGGTCGGTAAAAGCAGCTCCGGTTGTAATGTCAATTGAACCTGTAAGCTCTAGTGCCATAATTATAACGGTTTAGGTTAATCTTATTGCTATGAAGTTTCCACTTCTATATAAACCTCCTAGTGGCACTCCTCCTGCTGCTGCTGCGGTATCGTCTGCATAATTTAAGCTTTGAGATACTTGTGCAAGTACTACATGTCCGTTTTCAAGTGTAAATGAAGTACCTGTTGGAGTACTGCCTGATACTGTTAGTGAGCCTGATATTACTGCATCTCCGTCGAATGGGAAACCTTGACTCGATACTCCGGTTAATCCACTACCATCTCCAGTAAAGCTGCCGGTAAACGAACCTGTAAACGGTGCAGTAAGACTAGTAAACTGTGCAGATGAAGATACAACCCCAGCAGGTAAAGTTGCAGTAATTCCGGTTATGTTAGTTCCGTCTCCAGCAAAACTACCAGTAAACGAACCTGTAAATGGGGAGGTAAGAGTATCAAATTGTAATGAAGAAGAAACAACTCCGGCAGGTAGTGTAGCTGTTACTCCTGTAATACCAGAACCGTCACCAGATAGTGCTCCGGTAAATGAACCTGTAAAGGAACCAGTAAACGGAGAAGTAAGAGTATCAAATTGTAAGGAAGATGAAATAAGGCCATCTGATGTATTAGCTAATCTATTCCATGCTCCGCCGTGTGCAAAGTACATCGCACCATCGGCATGGCTATGTCCTATAGCTCCATGATATGTTGAAGCGTCTGGAAATGCTCCTTGATTTGCATAATAGAATGGTATTACTGCACTAGTAGTACTTGTGCTTCCTCTATCGATTACAGATTGTAAAGTATCTGCTTCAGTGATATTTGTTAATCCGCTACCGTCTCCGGTAAAGCTACCAGTAAAGGAACCTGTAAACGGAGCAGTAATGTCAGTAAACTGAGCTGAACTAGATACTGAGTTAGCAGGTAGAGAAGTTACTATACCTGTTAAGTTTGATCCATCTCCTACAAAGCTTCCTGTAAACGATCCAGTAAAAGCAGATGTTATATCAGTAAACTGTAAAGAAGAGGATACTACTCCTGCTGGTAATGTAGCTGATATACCGGTTAATCCGCTACCATCACCTACATACGAACCGCTAAATGATCCGCTAACTCCTCCAGTTGCATCTGTAAAGTCGGCATTTTCTCCTGAACCAGATACTGTTAATGAACCTGTTATGCTGGTTGTGCCTGTTTGTATATTACCAGCTAAACCTGTTAATCCGCTACCGTCTCCGGTAAACGCACCTACAAATGATCCTGTAAATGATCCTGTAAATGGTGCTGTGGTATCATCGAATACAGAAGAGTTAAGGTTAGTTAAAGCACTACCGTCTCCTTTAAAATGAGAAGCTGTTATTGCAGCACCAGCTGATAAATTATTTACAAATGTAGTACAAGCTTGAGTGGAAGTAATATTAGACCCTAAAATAAATGACTTATCATGAGTTAATACGTTTGTTGAACCTCCTACTATAGAAGCACATTCACCTGTAACGCAGTTATCTTCTCCTCCTAAAATAGAAGAGTAACTACCTGAAACAATATTTCTTGACCCACCTAATACAGAAGCTCTACAGACTGCTGAAGATATTAGATTGCAGCAGCCTCCTACTACCGAAGTATATGTTCCATTAGCTTCGTTTGTTTGACCGCCTATCACATTTGCATAACAAGCAGTAGCTTTATTTAAATTACCACCTCCTATAAATGAACAAGTACCAGAACCGGAATTTGATGTACCTCCTACTATTACACTATGATCTTTAAGTGAGATGTTATTTTCACCTCCTCCTATAAGAGTATAGCTTCCTGAGGCGTAGTTTGTATTTCCTGATAAAACTGCTGAACCGGAAGTATCTGCTGTATTGCTAATACCTCCTCCAATGACAGTATAATCGTAATTTGCACTACCGGATATACCACCTGCTACAGTACTATACGAACCGCTAGCTATGTTTTGTATACCACCGCCAACTGTGCCTTGTAAGCCAGATACTGTGTTGTTTCTACCACCGGCTATAACAGCCCCGCAACTATTAGCTGCTACAGTATTGCAAGAACCTCCACCGATTGTAACATAATCTGCTGTTTGTGCAGAAGAGTTTAAACACCCACCTGCTATTACACCGAATGCACTAGAACCTGTGTTGAGTTCACCGCCCCCTATAAATTGAGAGTCAGCAAGACAAGCTGTGTTCTTGCATCCTCCTACAACTGTACCATGTGCGCAAGTTGAGGTGTTACATTCACCGCCTCCTATAAAGGAACAGTTGCCTGTTCCAATATTTGTAGTACCTCCTACGACTGTAGATAGAGTACCGCCAGCACAGTTATTGTTACCACCTACTGCTGTAGAACATGCTGCTGATGCTGTATTTAAAGTACCTCCTAATACTGATGAGAATGCACCTGAAGATTTGTTACTTCCGGTTATATGAACGATTGAATTAGCTCCAGAACCTGTTACATATATTCTATATTTTAAATCTGGAGTTGAAGTAATACCTGTTAGTCCAGATCCTTCTCCAACAAATGAACCGGATATTGTTGAACCTGTTATTGCTCCTGTTGCTGATATACCACCGGCAAATTCAATTGTACAAGTTGAAAAATCTCCTTTAATAAGAGGAGTTCCTTGAGCGTTATTGATATAAAGCTGATTTGATTCTGTAGTTCCTGTGGAAGGACCTGCTCTAAATCCTATATAAACGTTACCGGTTGAAGCACCAGTTAAACATTCACCGGCACGAACTCCTAAGGCAGTGTTTGTACCACCTGTAATGTCCCCATCTCCTCTCATTGCATCTTTTCCCAAAGATACGTTATCAGAGCTTTCTATTTTATAACCTGAACAGTTACCTATTAAGGTATTATTATTTTCTGTCGTAACACAAAGACCAGCTACATCACCTATAGTAACGTTTCTATCTCCGGTTGTAATATTACATCCTGCTTCATGTCCTACTGCTGTATTACATAAACCTTCAGTATTACTTTCGAGAGCGTTAGCACCTATAGCTGTTCCTTTTTCACCTGTAGTATTGGATTTTAAAGCTTGGAATCCTACAGCTGTATTGCAGCTATTATTACTACCGTCTCCTGTATCGTTTCCAATGCTTGCTTGGAGAGCTTGATGACCAACTGCTGTATCTCCTACTGTCTGTGTAGCAGATTCTCCTGCTTCGTTACCAATATATACATTACTTGAACCTGATACTAAAAGATTACCAGCTTGTAAACCGATTGCAATTGTATTTCTAGATTGTGTAGTTTCTTCTAAAGAACCTGAACCGATTCCGATAGAAGTTGAATCTCCTGTATTAGAGATAAAAATATTTTCGTCTAAGGTTGTATCTCCTTTTAGTTGTACTGTTATACCTGAACCGGATACAACTAATGAACCCGTAATGGAGGAATCACCATTTCTACTTCCATCCCATTCTTGGGAAGGTAAATTTGTTAACCCGCTACCATCTCCTACATACGAACCTGAGAAAGAACCGCTTACTCCAGCTGCTAAAGTTAGATCTACATTTGAACCAGATACAGTTAAAGAGCCTGATATTTCAGCATCTCCAGTAAATGGAAAGTTACTTAAGCCTGTTAAACCGCTACCGTCACCTTTAAAGCTTCCTGAGAAAGAACCGGATAAGTTACTACCTGATGCTTGATAGCCGTTGATGTTAAGTCCGGTAAGCCCGCTTCCATCACCTACAAATGAACCGCTAAAAGAACCACTAACACCACCTTCGGCATTTAAAAGATCAACATTAGCTCCTGAACCTGAAATAACTAAAGAGCCGGTAATATTAGAATCACCATTTCTAGATCCATCCCATTCAGCTGTTGCGGTTATGCCAGTAAGTCCTGAACCGTCTCCGAAAAAACCAACAGAGGAAGTTACGCTTCCACTGATTATGAGATTGTTATTTATTATGTGTTCGTTAGCCATAATCTTTTATATTACACTACTCTTTTAAAAGCTGTTATTAATGCATTTATTTCAAAAGTTCCAGACGTAACATTTACTTTAAATATTGCTTCAGTTGTTGAACTAGCATCTACTGAAAAAGAAGTACCTGTAGCAGCTCCTGTAGTAATAGTATGTTCTTCATTTACTACTGAATTACCAGCTCTATCCCAGCTACCTAATACTGTACCGACTTTTTTACTTGCTTCAGAAGAATCTGTTAAAGCATAATCGGCTTTAAAACCGGTATAACCATTTGAAGCATCAATCGCAAACGTGTATAAGTTTGTATTAGCTGAAAACCCTGTAGCATTAATTTGAATAAGCTCTACTCCTGGACCTCCTGGGTAGCTACCTGAAGCAATAGTAACTGTACCGCCTACATCTAGAGCACCTGATACTATTAATGAACCTGAGATATTTGAATCTCCGTCTCTACTTCCGTCCCATTCTATTCCGGTTAATCCTGTAAGGTTACTACCATCTCCTACAAAACTACCTGAGAATATAGAACCTGAGATTGCAGCTACATTTGTAAAGTCTACTACTTCTGTAGAACCAGAAACTATTAATGAACCTGTAATAATAGCTGAACCGTTTCTTGTACCGTCCCAATCTGCTGTGATACCTGTTAGGTTAGTTCCATCTCCTTGGAAAGAGCCGCTAAACGATCCGCTTACACCGCCTCTAAACTCTACTTGACAAGTTGAGAAGTTACCTTTAATTAGAGGAGTTCCTTCGGCATTATTAATGTAAAGTTGATTAGATTCGGTTGTATTATTTGTAGAAGGACCAGCTTGATACCCGATATATACGTTTGAACTACCACCAACAGTTTTAATACCTGCTTGAGAACCTAATGCTGTGTTGTTGCATCCGGAAGCTAATATACCTAAAGAATTTTCTCCAATAAAAGTATTTCTTTCACCGGTAGTAATATTTAAACCAGATTGATATCCTACTCCTGTGTTAAAACAACCTGTTGAGATAGAGTAATTTGATTTATACCCAACACCGGTATTACTATGTCCGGTTGAAGATGCTCCACCCATTGAATCACCACCTAAAGCAGTGTTTGATATCCCAGTGTTAAGCCCAAGAGTATTTATACCTACTCCGGTAGATTTACTTCCAGCTTGTTTACCTGCTTTACATCCTATAGCTACCAACCCACTAGTATCTCCTGCTGTAAGGCATTGGCCGGCTAGGTAACCTAACGCAGTATTTCCTGCTCCAGTGCTGGTGCCAAGAGCAGATGTTCCTATACCTATAGCATTAAATTCAGGTCTATGTATTTTTATTCCTCCATCTATAGTTGTAACACCATTAAGAGTAATTGTTGAACCTGAAACAACAAGTGAACCTGTAATTGATGTTGGTCCTTCAACGCTTAAACTTCCTGATATAATAGCAGAACCGGTATGAGGAAAAGCATTAGAGGTAATATTAGTTAGATTGCTTCCATCTCCTGTAAATGAACCGGAAAATATCGACCCTGATATAGCGGTAGTATTGGTTAAATCAACACTAACAGAAGAACCAGAAACTGTAAGAGAACCAGTTATTACCGCATCTCCGTTATGAGGAAAGGCTGTTAAGCTGAGGCCAGTAAGATTAGAGCCATCACCGTGGAAGCTCCCTGAAAATACTGAAGCTGATACTTCTGAGTTAATAGTTAATTGCCCGGTAGAGAAGTCTCCGTAAATTAAAGGAGTGTCGTTTGCAGTGTTATTTATATAAAGTTTATTACTTATACCCATACTACTGGCAGGACCTGCTCCAGAACCTAAAAGAACGTTTGCACACCCAGAGCTAATATTTGCTCCAACGTCAGCACCAACTGCTGTGTTAAAATTACTTGTACCGGTTAAGCTTTCTAAAGCACACTGACCAATTGCTACAGTTTTAGAAGATGCTGTGGCATTTCCTAATGAAGCAACTCCAATAGTTACGTTTCTTGTTCCTATTAGTAACTGTCCTGCTTGATGACCTATAGCTAAAGTACAGGATGTGCTTGCACTCTCTCCTGCTAGATGTCCTAAAAATATATTTCTATTTGTACCGTCGGAATCTACATCTATACTTCCGGTTAAAATTATTTTAGAGCCGTTAAATTTAAATTTACTTTCTCCTTGAATAGAGGTAGTACTACCGTTTGAGGTAAATATATTATGCTGATTGTTGTTATTTAAGGTTAATGTTGTACCACCGCTACCTCCGGTAGGAAGCTGTATATCATCATAATCAGTTACTCCTGTTGGAAGGTAATACCTATCGTTAGGAGGGTTTAGAGCTGCATCATAGTAGGGATCAATCCAGTTACCACATGCAGCGGCTTCTCTTACTTCTGGTGCTATATCTCTATGAAGCCTAAGAGTTTGGCCGTTATTTTGTAGAGAAGCTGAGTAGTAGAGTAGTCTATAATTGTTATCCTGCTCACCGCCGGTAAGATCTCCATTCCGTTTTGGTGTGCCTACATTATTAAGCTCTACCAGATAACAGATACATGAGTTACTAAATTTCGACATCCTTTACTGTGTTTTATATAAATATCTTTTTTATTCTTTTGTTATTCTCCAACATACATTATAAATGCTAGTGCGTAATAAGGAGGTATATGATTATCTGATGGAATACCGTGCTTGTGAGTTTTACCGCCTCCAATAGCATTTTCTTCCATCGCTAAAACAGCTGTGTCAGTGAGATTACCTACAGCTAATTCTGAACTAGGGTTGCAATTATCTGTTGCTCTACCAGTGCTAGAGCTATTTCCATAATCATTAGCCATTGCAGCAAAGTTTTTGAATACTGAATCCGGTGTAGAGTGACAGTGAGAAGGCATTTGATCAACGGTCAGTACGTGTCCATTTGTATCACCGGTATGATTGTGAGTTCTATCACCTCCTATCGCCAAGGCATCGTAACCTTTTGAAGGAGCTCCGGCTACTGGGTGGGTTGTGTTTGCACCTCCTGCACCAACGACAAATCTTTCTCTCAAATCAGGGATATCTATACCGTTCTTACTACCACCCTCACATAGTACCCAACCTGTGGGTATTTCAGTAACTAAACCTCCCCACATAATGATACCTCCTTTTGGAATCGGAGCAGCATCTAAATATTGAATTAATCCGCCACTACCTTGAACAAGAGTTTTAGTAACTTGAACGATCGAATCGTCAAAGCTTTCATTTCTTACCAGTTCCGGTATTGTATTAAAAGTTGCACAACCTTCTACTTTAATATTTCCTGAACCTGATATATTACCCTGTACGTGTAGTTTGGCTTTAGGGTTTACCTGACCAATACCTACATTACCGTCTACTTTAAAAGTAGCTATGGTGCAGTTTGCTGTATCATTACTTAGGAAATCTCCTCCGCACCCTCTTACAATAGAAAAAGATTGTTTGTTGTTTGGTGCTGTACCTGCGTTTACTCCTATTACTACATTTCCTCCGTCATTACCTTTAGGTGACTGGATTAATAATCCTTGTCCGGTATTTCCTCCGGAAGGTAATTTATTTTGGTGTATATTAGAGCTTCCTATACGGTGTAAAGAGTTACTGTTAATAGTATTACCTATAGAAAACTCACCTACTACAGTTAAAGGAGTATCAGCATTATCTCCAATTCCATTACCTATTGCTACTCCTTGATTTGTTACTCTTATCTTTCTACTTATTATACAATCGCTTCCACCTAAAAAATTAGAATAACCTATTTCTAAAGGTTTCGAAGTAAATAAATGTATATTTTTATCAGCTTCATCGTTTCCTGGAGATGTCTTACCTAATCTAAGAAAAGGAGAGTTACCAATGTTAATAGAATAAAATGCTTTTGTATTCTCTGTTTCTCCTGAGCTTTTAGGTTCTAATCGTATTTCACCTATCGTTGAAGAAGTCGTACTTTTCAAATGTAAAGGAGCACTTGGATTGTTTAGTCCTACACCTAATCTATTATCTTTAAATACAAATTCAGTATTTGTTGCAAATTGATTTACACTGTTTCCTGTTCCGTGAAAAATAATCTGTGTAGGATCCCCTGGTACTGAGACTGTTTCGCCTGGTGCTGATTCTGGAGTTCTAGGAAGAAGTACTTCCATATACCTATCTGCTTCATAACCTGAGTCGAGTTCATTAGAACCGGTATAGTATAATCTAAGTTTATTTAAATCTCCGTCTATTACAGAGGAAGCAGAGTAGAAAAAAGAAGAGAAGTTTTGATCCATCTCATTAAAAGATAGAGATGAGTCTTTTTCTAATCTTAAAGTAATTCCGTTATTATTTTTTATCAGGCTCATTATAAATCTATTTTAGCTACTATGGTCATATCTGAATCTCTTGATATAGGAATCGGTTGACCGGTTTTTGCTATTGCAATTAATTCGTTTGCATCATTATATAGCCCCACTGTTGTAATATACGGAGAAAATTCTTCTCCTGCAACATTTTCGGCTATGTCTCCATTGCTACCACTTATAGCTGAAGGATTTAATGTATGTGTGAACTCTCCTTCTTTAAGCTTACAGTGGAAGTTATATGTATAAATAGGATGAGTTGATTTCCATTTTACCTCACCATTTATATAATTATTGTAATATCTAGCAACACTATCGTTTGCTAATATAATTTGACCGTGGGAGTATATAATATTTCCTACTTTATCTTTGTTAGGTTCATCAGAATATTTATTTTTTAGAAATAAATTTCCTTCTCCGTCGTCAACAATAGTTTCTTGATATCCGGGAATTCTAGGTTTTCTTCTTCTTCCTCTAGTACTCCCCGCACCAGATCTCCATGCTATTCCTGATCCATATAAAAAACCTACATTTTCTACTACTCCGTTAGCATAGCCTGCTACTACATACTCTTCTGTGTCACTGTCTGGTTTAATCTGAAAGGAATCAGGCTGTATAGCTGTTCCGTAAGTATCTCTAGGAAGAGAATAAACAGAAACTATATCGCTTAAATCTCTTGAACCGCTGATATTGTAAGAGGATTGAAGAAAGTTTTCAAAGGAAGAGCTAGTTAGCATTTCTCCATCGGTAAAAGAACTGTAATATAGATGACGTACACTTTCGTATACTAATCTCCTGTCATAATTTTTATGAAGATTTCTAGCAGAGACTGTGTAAACTCCGCTACCGCTATAACCAGGTAAATTAACAACTCCGTAATCTGAGTATTGGCTACCGCTTACTGTCCAGTTCTTTTTAGCAGTATATGTGCTTACATATACATCTTGGGAGTTGAATTTCTTGTATGTACTCATTCATTAATAATCAAGCTTGATTCGTATTAATGCCTCTTTAGTAAAGTCTTTTAATAAAGGTCTTGAAAGTTTTGCAATACCTAACAGATCGTTACTGTCGTTGTATAAACCTACTGTTGTAATATAAGCTTGCGGTGAGTTAATCATTACATCGTGTCTTAATTCACCTGAGCCTGTAATATTAGATGGGTTAGTAGAATAATTAAATTCACTATTTCTAACTCTTACAAATACAAAATTAGACGATACTGTTTCTTCAGATTGAATAGAACCTGAAGCACCTGTTGATATCGCGCTAAAGAAACGCTTAAGGTTATCTGAATCATCTGCAATACCTATACCAATTCCTTCAGGAGCATTTAAATTTAACGCACTAGCATTTAAAAGAGCTATTCCTACATCAGGTAAAAATTTACCGTAGCTTCCTTGATTAGTTGTATAACCTGTACCTGAATGAGCTGAACCGTTAGAGCCGCTAACTATTTCGAATACTCTACCTGCATCTACAAATGATATAGAAGTAATATCTTTACTGTTATCAGTTAGGTGTAATGTATTACTACCGTTTGTAAGTTTTAAGTTAAAGCTTCCTGGAAGTAGTTTTTCTTTATATCTTGCTCTATCAAAAGAGATAGCAAAAAAGTTATCTTGAGCTACTGTGCCAAACGTAAAATCTATATCTTCATCACCGAATACTAAATTTCTATATTGGCCGTATATAGTTGAGGTTGGAGATTTACCTGCTTCCGAACCATTGTAATTATCACTTCCATTACCGCTTTTATGACCGTAGGCTATAGAAAACTGAGTTGTTGCAGTTGTTGCAGTAGCCGCACCAGGGTTTGGATCTTGATCGTAAACCTCAAAATAGAATTTACCGTTGGATGATGCTACTTGATTTGATGCTGTATGAAAGCTAGTTAAATATTTTGCACCATTAGAAAATAAAGGAGCAACTACTGATTCAGCACTTATTGAAATATCTTCCGGGTCTAATCTTTTAAATGACATATCTTATTATTGATTTACTTTTACAATAGTTACCGGTACTGATACTCTAGCTCCTGAATCTCTACCTACAACGGTAATAGAAGTCTGAAGTGTTGATTGAGAACCAAATAAAGTATTTACTGTAGTTGCTGTTAGGTTAATAGATGTTCCTACTACTGTTTTAGAAACGTTAGTTCCGAGAGTTGTAGTTGAGTTAAGTCTTTCTGCTTCTTCTGTGTTAATACCTACACCGTTGAATGTGCTTAATACTCTAGCGTCTGCAATAGTAGCTGTGTAACCTCCGGCTTCGAAAGCTTGAGAAGAACCAAGATAGTTTAATGTTTGAGGAGTAATTGCAAGAGATGCTCCTTGTTTAAGTCTGATAGATGTATAACCTACGTCTAAGATAGGCAGTTTAGCTGTACCTCTAGGAAGAGTAGTAACTTTATATTTTAAAGATTGAGTTTCGTCAGGAAATGCTTCCAATAGTGGCATATTCTCGATAGCTTCTCCGTAATACTGTGATCCAAGGTTATGATTTGGATTATATAGAGTATAGTCTATCTCATCATCAGAAACTGCAAATTGTGTAATTTTAAAAGATCCGTCACCTCTTGCAAGTAACTCTCGTCCTTTTTTGGTTAAGATTGCATCTACTGTTACAATCGAATTATCTAAATATCCCATTTCTTAGTTGTGTTTTATATAAATATATTATTTTTACGTTTTATTTTAAGCAATAGAGCTAGAAGTAAATACATTTCCGTATTTATCTGTTTCTAAAATTAATCTTGATTCTTTTACTAATACTTTAGCATTTTCAACTAGTTCAATTTTTGTTGTACCGCTACCGAATTCAAATAGTTTAGTTGGCTGTACAAGTTGTATATGTTGATTACTAATATGGTTATTATCTTTACTATTTATACCTCTGTCTGACAGGTATGCTCTTTCTACAAATAGTCTGTTATACTTTAAATCTGTTTTTTCAACTCTTATAAATTCTTGAGTATCAGTAGAACCTGAGATGAAAAGTATATCTCCGGCATTAACTAACGAGCCTGAAGAGGCAGTAGGTATAGGTTGAATATCTAATACTCTACCGGTATTAGCTGTTCCTGAAAGATTATACGATGAAGATACTAATCTAAATAATGGTAACTCTTCTACGCCTGAATGGAATAGTTCTTGATAAACTCTATCCTGTTCTAGAGAGCTTGAAATTTTACTGTTTTCAACTACATTTGAAAATACCTCTCCGGTGAATGTTCTTCCAGTAAACGAAGGAGATACACCACCAAACTTTTCAGCATCAGTTTTAGTACCTTTATATCTAGAATTAACTAAGCCTGTGGTTGTATAATTACTTTCAGGTATTTGAGCTGATGTAGCTGATTGTGCTAAAAGAGGTTCTATATTTACAGGGTTAATGTCTAGCTTATCTCTATCTGCAACTTGTCTACTAACTGAACTTCTATTTTCAATACTATTTCCGATAAGAGGATTAAAATCATTGAGACTAAAATTTAGATTTTCAATCAATGGAAAGAGATAAACCTGTTCACCTCGGCTTTGTCCGCTCAAATTTACTTCATTAAAATCTGTATCTCCATCAAAAGTGGTGTTACTTGGCCAGTAAGCTATAAATTCTGCAGGTTTGACTTTAAAGTAAAAGAATTTTCTCGGTTTTGTTAAACCTTCTATCGACACGTCAAATGTTGTTCTATTTACTACCTTTAATTCAAATGATTGAGTTCTACTTTCATAAGTAACATCAAAAGAAATCTTTTCAACCTGCTGTAATATATTTTCTATATTATAGTTACTGTCATCATCGAAAGTTTGAATTCTTTTAGTACTCATACTAACTCCTGAAATCAGTCCTAGGTCTCTATTGTCTCTTTTTCGTGAAGGGGTATAAAAATCGTAGTTTACGTTTATAAACTCTTCATTTGCCATGGTAGCAAGAACTTGATGTGTCGCTAAAAATAAATCTTCTCTCATTTTTTTAAAGTGAATATTATCCTTGTTTTCTTTTTTTAAAATTTACCACTACATGTAAGTTTATCTATTAGGTATCCTTGCTTATTGATTGTTATTCTCCCAGGAATGTCTTGAGAACTGTCTCCATCTTCTACTTTATTCTTATTATCAGAAGGTATATAAGCTGCTTGAACACTAGAATAACCCGGGGGGGAATAAACTTGTGTAAGTTCTTTATTTTTAAAGAATCTAACATTAGATTCATTTCCGTCTGGTTTTGCTGCTTCATATAACTGCTGAGGTGTCATAAATTTAAGTGGAATAATAAAATCGCCCTTAAACTTTACACCGTAGTAGAGTAGTACCGGGTCATTAATTTTATCTGCTGCATAAGTTAATTTTTCATTGCATATATTATCCCCGCTTAGGGTTTCAGAACATCGTTGTTCGTCTAAGTAACAATTTTGTTTTCTAACCTTGTTAGTACTTCTTCCTGTTCTAAGTACTATAGATGGATTTTGATCAACACCACCTGTAGATTTACCTTCGTCAACATTAACTGGACCTGTTGGACCAGCTATACAATTGGTTGATGTAAAGTCGTTTATTGCTAAATATCTGATATGGGTTAGTTGGTCTGCTGCTTTTGCAGGTGGATCTAAATAGATAGTATTTACGATATTTGCTGCTGTAAAGTCACCTGTAGGTGGAAAGCTAGTCACTCCTTTTGGGAGTCTATTCCACCTTTCTTGACCGTTTAGAATCACTAATGGATAATCGGTCTCGTAATTAACGTTACCACCTGAGGATGTCTTAGTCCCAATTGGTATTTCTCCACCTACTCCTTTAGTAAATAATCTAACATAGTACCTAGTAATATTTCCATTTTCATCTTCTTTATCATTATCGTACTTAAAGTGCATTGAAGGTGAACGTTTTATAACTACTCCAGTACTTTCAGTCTCCATCGCACAGTCAGTGTGTAAAAATTCTTTAGCAGCTTGGCACGTTTTTCCTTTTTGAGCTGCTACTTCATCTTTTACAGTAATTGTAATTATACTACCGTTGGTAAAAGTACTTTTATTAAAACTAAAATTTTCCGGATCATTTATTTCAGTTTCACCTCCATTGTCTATTCTGTAGGTAAATTTGTAATCGTAGTTTACCTCTAAACCAGTAAAGTTTTGAGTTAAATCAACATTTGTCATCGACCTGTTAGATGTTTTTTGCACTTCAGGATCTTTAGCAGCTAGAGCACATCTTATAAAAATTAATGGTCTTTTACCTTCACAGTTAGGAATACCAGTATTCTTTCCTTTTATCGTTACAGTATCATACTGATTTAATGTGGTGCCATCCCATACTTCAATACTGGTAGGTTTATTAATTAATGTTGAAGTTGAACCGTCTGGGTTTTCTATTGGTTTTTCGGTGTTAGGTGGTTCTAATATAAAGAAAAGTTGAGCGCCAGTTCCGACAAAATCTACTAAATCTAATTCATTTCCTCTAGCATTACTAGTATCTTGAAAGTTTTCTTCAGTTACAAACCATACAAATTCTTCTTTATCATCTAATAAACAAATATCGGTTACAGGTTCTTTTAAGAATCTGATATTATACTTAATAGTCGGGTAATTAATTTTCTTAAAAGGATTTCCTGTGTTAAGTTCACCATCAGATAATTGAATTTCTGAATTTCTAAGTTCACCGTCAAATCTTGCTTGTTCTGCATTTTTAGTCTTTAAGCCGAAGAAATCTTTTAATCTTTCACCATCAGGAGTTTGTATCAGTTCGCTATAACTGGTAGAGTATTCTCCTGAGTTTTTTAATGGGTAGGGTAGCGGAGATGGCGTACCTGCTGAGGATATACTACCTGTAGCTACTCCTTGATAAATTCCTCCGTGGGAGCCTGAATATTCTCCTATACTTATTGAACCGCTATACTCCGGCTGTGTTACAGATACAGCTACTGATTTAGCTTTAGATTTATCTAAGATATGTGGTTTAATTATAACTCCGGTATCTACGGTTGATCTTGCAGGTACAAAATCTTTTATCATTTTAAATACAACGTTATCAAAGAATTTTATTAACCGTACAAAGTCTTTGACGTCATATTTTTCTGTAATATCAGCTAGAGCTGTTTTAACTTGAGCAAGCAAACCATTATAACTATCTGCTGTAAGATCTCTAGGGTCACCGATATAATCGTCTACATTAAATGTACTACCTAAAGTATTTACTATTAAAGCATTTAAGTTGTCAGAAGGTGAAAATCCTACTTCAATATTATGCAAATCTTGATTGTAAGTATCTTCCGGTTTAGTAATAGTTGTAAACTGAGATAGGGTACTACCGGAAATAATAGTATCGTTGTTATCAGTTCTTACATTACTAGTTTCTAAAGAAGATTGAAGTTCGGTTCCGAAAAACGGTCTTTCAGAATTTAATCTACCACCGCTTGTCCTTATCTTCATTATATTGTAAGGAATACCGAAACAGTTTATTAACGCTCTTAACCCTCTTTGAGTACCTTTTGTTTTAAGTAGGAAAGGTAAATTATGGTAAATTCTTTTATATACACTTTTTTGATATAAGTCTTTTGGTAGAGTATCGAAAGGATCTACTACTTTTTCAGTAACAGTTTTAGTAGTTTGTACTTCTTGAGTTTCGAATTTGGTAGAAGTAGTAACAACATCTGGTGTGTCACTAATTACTACCTCTACTTCTAAATCATCAGCTCTGAACAGTCCAGATGTTATGGATGGGTTAGTATCTGTATAATCACGAGTTGTCCCTGCTCGGAAAAGAATTCCCAACCAGTTTCCATCAAAATCTCTAGCAGAAAACTCGAAGGATGGATTATTTAAAAAAGTATTAATACGATTATCTTTAAATGCAATTAGACCAGGGTATCTCCCCATTTGGCTTTTATCGTAGGTTCTGTTGCCTGTAAATGAAGTTTGACCTTTTTTAAATTTATAAGGCCCGTAGGTTCCTGCTGGTACGACTTCTCCTGTTACTGGGTCAGTTCTATCATTAGAAAAAGTAAAAGTAGCATAGAAAATACCTAAAGTTTCAAATCTTTGTAAATTCTCTGGGTTGCTTAGCAGTTCTTTGCTTTCAGGGGTTAAACCGTTCGTAAAAACTATTTTTGGATAACCTTCCATTAAATCGGAAATCTCTTGTACAGAAAAGGGATAAGAAGGTTCAAAAAATCTTCTAAATTGAGCTGGGGTGATATTCTCTCTGTCAACATCAGGGTTCTCGAAGGGGTGTCTTTTATCAGGATCCTTTAAAAACCCTCGAAAAAATATTGGGTAATCTTCTATTGTTACCCTTGTATAAGAAGGTCTTAACTTTATTGCTAATCCTGTATATTCTCCTTCTGTTACTTCAACTGGTACTTGTATTTCTTTAGTACCTATAACCTCTTTTGTGCGAGTTACTATATTACCTGCCTGAACATTTTCGTTAATACCCTCTCCGGTATCTTGAGTAAATTCTCCTACAAAGTATTTAAATAAATCTTCTAATGAATTTGAAGAATTGTATAATTTAACACCTAAACTCTTAATAGCTTCTTCTACTAAATCTCTAGATACACCAACATTTAGTCTGTTGTCTGCATTATACTTATCTGATACAGCTTTTGAATAAATCCATAGATTATCAAAGTGCTGTGCGATCATCTGAACAAATAATGTATACTGAGCGTTATTATCATCTTCTCTGATGAAAGCCGGTATAGTATTTGTTAAAGCATTAAAGTTAGAAACATCATAATTATTTGCAGCAGTTCTTTGGCTAGTAAACCAAGTAATAGCTTCAGAATTTGAAGATTCTAAATTTACATAAGGCTTTTTGCCGTTAGCTTTCGGCCAAGAGTTAGAACCGCTTTCAAAGTATAAAAATCTTTCGTAATGATCGAAGTTATTAACTATACCTTCAATTAAATTTTCATAGTACTGTTTATCGCTTGTAACCCCGCTACTACCAAGTTCGCTATTAATATTCTGAATACTAGAAGAGTAGTTATTTAAAAGATCTAATTTATACTTAAAGTTAATTAACCTTTCTTCAGCAGATGAAAAGTGAATAAAGTCTTCGTAGTTTGTATGATCTATAGATAACTCTGCTCCTTTTTCGTTAAATAGAGAATATACTTGATAGTTTGAATTATCTACTGAGTAGCTAAATAGCTCATCATAGTTAAAATACTGTGAAGGAGTAGAAGTATTATCTTCTAAATCTATATTAAAGTTAGCTTCTCTTAATCTTGGAACAGTAGGTGCGTCAGGAGTAAATTCAGCTTCTATTTCATATGCTATAGGATCAGAAACGAATTCACATACATCTAAAGTAGCTTTTAAACCTACCGAGATAGGAAGAGGTTCATATAATTTTACCGTTACTACTTCTTCTTCATCGCTATAATCTATATTAATACCGATAAATAATTCGTTGTTACCTAAATTTAATCTAAACTCTGAAAAGAAAGAAGTATCTTCTATCCTATCTTTGATAGCTAAAGCGTACTTTTTAAGGTCTTCATTTAAGATACCGGTAGAGCTAAGCTTAAGCTCTGTTCTATCATTTGATATCTCTTTGATGTAAAGTTTAGGTCCAAGCTTTGCTTCAGAGAATAAATTATTGAAGAATATATATAAAAGCTTTACCCCTCCATTCCTATAACCGTAAGCTATAGCATCTTTTTCTGGATCAACTGAAATGGTAGAAGAACCTTCTTTACTGCCTCCAGAACCTAACTCAATCTTATAGTTAGTATAGCTTGAAATAGATCTTAAAAGGGTATTACCTACTGTATATATATGTAATTCAGATACATGCTTTTGAGAATCAAATGCAGAATTAACACCAAAAGATTCTATAAGATTAGTATCTTCTGCTGAATATTTTTCATACTGTGCAAGTTCTGTTGCAGCAGTAGGTATAACTTTATATTTATTATCCGCCATTTTGAGCTAATTCTGATTCTAAATCGTTTATGGTTGAATTTGCTTCTACAAGCTGTAATCTAAGTTGTGTAATTTCATCTAAAAGAGGTTGAATTTCTTCGGTAGATTTTTCATAATCTACTAGTTTAGAACTCTCTTCTATTAGAAATGTATGAGAGTTTTCAGGCCCTTCTAAAGGTATTATATAATAGAGTTTATCATATAATCTAAAAAGTTCTTCAACAGTATCGGTATCAACAGCAGGTACAGGTTTAGTGAAAGTTTTAAACTCTCTATCAACTACCTGATCGAATTGAGTTTGATCAAATACAGTTTTGCTAACTTTAAGATTTCTAGCCATTACGTACTACCTTAAATATGTTTTTATTATCGATGATAACTGTGCTACCGTCTAATTCGGTTTTAATTAAGATACGATAATATCTTTCCGGCTGCAACCCTCCCATATATACATCAAAGAAAGGTCCATTACTGTCACATGAAATTTTAGTAAACTCTGTATCGAAGTCAACTATCATTTCTTCTGTGTTTTCATCTCTCAACCCCCAATATGAACCGGAAGGTAAAGCATAGTCTGTTGTGTACACAGAAGATGTTTGGAAAGCACGGGTTGGATATTTAGGTCTAGATATTACTCTAAATCTCTTTTTACCAGTATCAGCATACTTACCGACATTATTTTTTATATCAATAGTTGCTTGGTCGGTAGAAAGTAAAGATAAACTACCGGTATTATATGTACTATCATTCCATTTAAACTCTAGGTAAGGAGGGTAAATAGTATTTGTATCTCCTCCAAAATATTTTAATCTTATAGAAGCTGAAGTATATCCTTCTAAACTATCCTGCAGTTTAAGTATAAATCCTCTATTAGTTAAAGAACCGGTATAAATCTGCTTTACTGCTGATGTTACGTTTAATGTAAGATCGTGAGTTGAGTTTAGACCGTGATTTTGAGATGCTTCAACATTTTCTCCATTTGAAGATGTATACCAGTTACCTCCACCAGTAGTTGCTCCAAAAGATGCTGTTACTCCGGTAACAAATGGTCCTGTCGGCCAAGCATTAGTTTCATTAGCTGATATATTTGTCCAGCTTACGCCAGTTTTATTAGTTGGTAGATCTCCAAATTTGCCTGTACCGTTATCCCAATCGTTACCGTTGATATAGATAGGGTAACCGTAAACTGTGTAATCTACTGGAAGTTCTGATGCTTCTGCTAGATATAAATGTATACTAGAGCTAAAGTTTGTATTACCTATTTCATTATTTACTACACTATCAATGTCAGTATCTGAGAATTGAAGTAGTATACGGCTTGTTTGACCGGTATCAGATGTGTTTGGATACCCTCCAAGCTCTAATATTTCGTCTTTACCTGCGTTTCCTAGAGGAGTTTCGGTGAAGATAAATGTATCTTTTTCAGGAAAAATTCTATATACTGCCATTACAATGTTGTTATTCTACCTTTTATATCGCTATTGGGGTATTTTACTTCAAATATCATCGGATCGTATGAAGGATATACTACATTACGTTTTGTAGCTCCTTTTACGTCATAGGCGTATTTTGAATATATACCGCCTTGTTTATTAACAACTTCGATATTTTCTACCGTTTGAACTCCTTTTACTCTATCAAGAAGAGTATAAATTAAAGAAAGGTTAATAGGTTGATTGATAGACCATTTAGATATATCAAAGAAGTCTTTTAATTCGTTAGTACAGTTTAAAAGTACATCTCTACCGTTATAGTTAGGTCTTATCATTATATCAAAATTGATACCTACATTTACCACAAATGCATCTTTGATTGAAATAGCATCTGTGATCATTTTATACTGTGAGATATAAGTTTTAAGATTTTCTTTTAAATTATCAGTCGCATTTACTACTTTTTTGTTTCCGTCAAAAGCTAGTACATACATAGATAAAGCTAAAGGATTGGAGTCTATAATATTATTAGCAGTTGAGTTTCGACTTACTAACTGGTCTTGAGTAACATATGCTTTAGCTATCGAACCAAATTGAGAAGGTAAAGTTAAAGCTCTAAAAGAGTAATCCTGTAAAGTGACAGCTCGACCTTGTTCGGCAAAAGCCCTTCTAGAATTTTCTCTTAATTCTTCTACTGTATCTCCGTCTCTTCCTCCGGTTGCCGGTTGCAAGTTTGTAAAAGATAAAGAAGACACTACAGTAGCATCTGCATCTGCTTGTGTTACTACTGTCTTTTGGTTAACAACGGTATTAGCAGGTACGTTAGACTCTACACCACCCCCTACTAAGTATCTAATAGTTAAAGTAGTGTCTGAAGGTGCAACTCCATAAGCTGAGGAGTATAAGAAATTATTCGGGTCGTAATTTTTATCTATAGTTGATACTTTGTCAGTTGAACCTATTCCTACATTCAAAGGGTTAGGTAAAAAGTCTGTATCTAATTGACCGGTTATACCTGAGCCGAATTGTACTAATAACTGTCCAGAAGAATTAAATCTAGTTACAAATCTTCTTGGTACTCTTGTAGCTGTTAAAACATAAGGTACTGTTGTTGAATCTGTTCCTTCATTTGCTACTTCTTCAAATATAGTGTCTTGACCTAAAAATGGCACTTCGCTATATACTTTTCCATCACCGTCTGTAATATCTAATACACGGATAATCTTCTCATCATCTACAGTAATAGTTAAAAATTGCTCAGCTGCTCCTATTGTTTCTGTTACGGTTTTTACTGTCCCAGAGGTAGCCTTTACTTTTTTAGTTAAAGTATATTCAGCAGGATTTCCATCACCGTCGAGACTAGCAATTCTCACTTCTGTAGGATCGTACGAAGAAGAAACTCCGAAATCAATCTTTCTATCAATGATAAAATTGATATCTCCATTTACTGAAGCTCCTATAACTGCATTTGAGTCTATAGTTAGTGCTTGAGAATAATCTGGATTATAGTTTGCTGTTTTACCTACTCTGTGGCTTACACTTAACTCTACTTCAGATATAGTAGATACTTTAGGTTTATATCCAAGCATATAAGCAAGGTTATAAAGATTGTCAGGTTCTTTAGCATACTGTAAATAAGTTTCCTGTAACTGAGTGTCTTGATAAAACGACAATACATCTCCAACATATGCTGCCATTTCGATAAACATAGTACCAGGAGAGGTTGGAGAGAAATCATTATAAGTATCAGGAAAGTAATTCTTAGCATACTGAACAAGCTGATCCTTAAAGTCTGTAAACTCCCGGTTAATGTATTTTATATCTCTTTCTTGAGCCATTACTGTTCAAAATTTATTACTAACGAATCTTCTATATTAGTTTCAGATATTGTATACGCCATAGTAAAATATACCGTATTGGTATCTGGTTGTGCATTTAATTGCATATCAGTAGTTACAACTCTAGGAAAGTATACGCTCAAGCCTTCCTGTATTACGCTTTTTATTTGATCTATCTTATCTTGAGTTAGTTGATCAAAAAGTAAATTTCTTAAACCACTCCCAAAGGTTGGATTTAAAAATCTTTCTCCGGCACCGGTTAAAAAGAAATTTATCATATTAGTTTTTATAGCATCTTTTGTTTCGTAAGTAGTATTAAATACACCTGGACCTGTAAAAGGTAGAGATACTCCAACACCTTTACGTGGTTGGAGATCTAACGGATCTATTTTTTTTACTTCGAATGCCATCTTATGCTACTCCGTATTTTTCTTTATCTTTTTCAACAGAAGCTTTATAAACAGCTCCTGCTTTCTTAACAAAATCAAACTGTGATATATCTAAACCTGGAGCTGGTCGACCTGAATCTACCATTCCCATATTAGATGCCATCATTTCGGCAAAGTTTGGTTTTTGAACCATGTCAGAAGTACCTGATACTACATTCCGGTATTCATCGTTATTCATAGAAGCTTTAGTTTGATTAATCATCTCCTGGATCGGATCGGATGATTTAGCTGTCTGTACTTCTTGAATCTTAGTTGGTGATTCAAATTTTTGAACATTTGGTTTAGCATCTGGCTGACTGGCAACACGAACTGCTTCTGTAAGCATATCCTGTAACTCCTCCTTAACAGCTGCTTTAACCTCTTCTCGTATGATTTTTCTTAATTGATCGAGTTTCATATATATAAATAGTTATGTTATGGAAGTTGATTATCTATTCTAAATTTTAATTCTTTTATTAATACATCAGTAGAAGAAGCAAACGAGGAAGGACCTCTTAACACTATTACCCCTATCTGATCTTTTGCTACTGCAAACCTTCTAGGTGCTATAGAAGGAGAGTTTGGATCGGTTTGTACAGACAAGGTATAATCTTTTCCGTTAGCACTTCTAAAAGATACGTCTGTGTTAGTACCAACTGTTCCTTCTTTATTTGCACCTTCAGTTGCTTCTTTAATAAGTTTAAGTTGTTCTTCTGTAAAGCCTCCGTTTTTAGAACATTCTTCTATTGAAGGGCTTAAAGAATCTAATCTAGATTTTAAATTTACTAAATCTGAATCAACACTCCCTAGTATTGCTTTACAAGCTGCTATATCGTCTTCAATGGAAGCAGCCAATTCACTAGCTAATCTTAAAAGATCTGCGTATTTATTTGTTATAGCTATAGGAAGAGAAAAGATAACACCTACCGGGCCTGGGCCTCCTACTGTTGTTAATATAGGAACAACTTTTAATACTGAAATGACATTGATAGCTACTGTTAATGTAGTTTCAAGTCTGCTTACCATTCTTTCAAATGGTTTAATTCTTCCTCTTAGATTAGCTGTATTCCTTGATATAAGATTTAGCGTATTTACTATTCTTACTAATTCGTTAGGAGAAGGGCATTGATTTGAAAATTGAGTAGTGATAGAACTAACCTCATCCAAAATTCTACCTCTAGCATCAGCTTTTATTTTACCTACTTGAGCTCCTACTACTCCCGCTAAATTAGATGGTTTTATTCTGTAGCGCATTATTCAGTAAATACTTTTTTAGACTGTAAGGGACCTGTTTTTCCTTTTAAAATTTTTAAAGTAGCAAGTGCTGCTGAACCTTCTGTGTTTAAGCTTCCTACCGGTCCTCCACCATTAGCTGCTATAGACATTGATTGAGCTATTCCAGACATTATATCTATCAGCTCTTTCATATAATTTATAGTAGCTGTTCCTTTCAGGACAGGCTCTTTAGTACTTTGAGGAGCTTTTGCAACTTTCTCTCCTAAAAATATAAGTTCAGCATCTATCGATACTTCTTTTACTCCGTCTAAGTTTATATAATTACTCTGAAGTTCTAAGTATTCATTAGAGTTAAAAAATATACCTTCTTCTTTAGCATTAAAATATAACCTACCTCCATTTATAACTACTTGTGAACCTTTATATTCATTGGCAAGAGGTGGTTTTATTCTAACTCCATAAGACTCTACTTTATTTCTTACTTGGTTTAAAGGTACTAAATGATCTGATGTTAAATATATAGATGAAGCATCTTCGTTTATATCCTCTATAATAGGGTCATAAGGGTTATCAGCTTGTTTTTGACCGTTACTTAGTATAGTAAGAGGCTTTCCTATATTTGTTCTATCTACAAATTCGTTTTTAGGAGAAGGAAATCCAGTTAATCTAAGTGATTGACCTTGTCTGCCGTCTAGTATAATATCGCCAGGGAAAGGTTGCATAGGGTTTACATTAGTTAACTCATCTATATCCTTACCTAGATCTAATTCTTTATCTATATCATCTGGAAATGCAGCATGATTTGGGTGATTCCATAAATTAACTATAGTATTGTAATAAGTCTTAACGTTTAAGTTAGAGGTATCTAAACCGTAACCAGGTGCGGACGTTAAAAGTACTATTTCGTTCTTAAGAGGAAACTTTCTTAGGTCGCTAGATATAGGATAAGCAACAGGTAAGACAGTAGAATCTGATTCTTCTATGTCTTTTTTAAGTAATCTATACTTTATTGCACCTACAGCTTCAGATCTTCCTAATTTGTCCCATTCTTCATGGGTGTCATCAAGGATAACATCAACTACCCGGACAGGAATCATATTATTCCCACCAGAAGATGATTTTTTAGCAGGGTCAGTTGCTAAAGGTACGTTAGAGTAGAGATTATAAGAGTAGTTCATTATAATTCTTTGTCCGAATCTTCGTCTTTATGTATATCGTCTACGTTTTGAGCTGTTTCTTCCGATTCTTCAAGTAAATCTTGTAATTCTGAGAAGTCAAACATCTCTCCGTCACCGCCTTTGGCTTGAATTGCTTCAATTCTCTGTACAACGGTTGCTAATTTTATAAGATGCTCGTCATTTTTAACACCTATCTCCATATACTCTTTGATCATAGGTACAATTAATGTAGCATCCCCAATATTTTCTATTAAAGGCTTAAGTTCTCCTATCAAACCTCTTACTTGAGCACGGGTTTCCGTAGAGTTATCGTAGATTTCACCGAAAATATCAGATAAGGTCTTCTCTCTGAATATAGTTTTATCTAAACTCATAGTCTTTTTTATTATAAATAGACTACAATGGCTTATTGTAAATTAGCCCTTGCTCACTCAAAATCCTGTGATTTATATAAAAATCCTCTTTTAGAACCGATATAACACGAGTTAAGTGAGGAGTTTCACACTCTGTCATCTCTCTAATATAGATATACAGTGCTTTTTTCTTAAAAATTTCAAGATCATACCGAGTTTTAAAGACGGTTAACACAGCATCTGCGATTTCTTGATCAGATTCTTTAGGAAATAACTCTTCTAGGTTAGAATACGCTTCTTCTATCCAAGAATCTAAGAAAGTCGCTAAAGAGATAGCGTTTTTAGAGCGTACATCTGTGTCTACCTCGTAAGAATCTTCAACATCATCAAAAGATCCTATTTGTTTAAGCTTTTTATAGTTTTTATTGTTATAATTAATAAGCCAACGTTTAACTATAGTGCCGAAATAGGAATAAGCTTTTGCTCCATTAGTAGGATCAAACTTATCTATCTTTTCAGACATTAACATAGTAACAACTTCATGTTTTAAGTCTTCTATTTTTTCAACATCTGTATAATAAAACTTAAAAGTATGTATTATATTCTCTGCTAACTTATAAAAAGGTAAGTATATATGTTCGGTGAATATATTATTTCTATATTCGGTGTCTTCTGAGTTATTAAACTTTACTATATAGTCTTCTGTCTCTTTTGTAAAGTAATTACTACTAGCTTTCTTTCTTGCCATAGTTTTCCGGGAGCATGTATCGGTCTAGCTCTTCTTGAACAGTTTTCATTGATTCAAAAAATAACCCAACCTCATCATCTGATTGAAAGACCCCTCGTTCATCTAGATTCTGCAAGTGTTTTTGTGATTCTGAAATAGTTTTTGAAATACTCTGTAGGTATTGTACTTGATCTTGTACAACATCTTCATATTTTTCTACTTTTACCAATAGGTTACGTAAAGCAACTATAGATACTATAAGTAATATACCTAGAATAATGGATAGTACCAGCATTTTATAGATTTTTTAACATATTTTGTAATCCTGAAGAGGAATTTACTCTTTTTCCTGTTGAAGATTGTGATTTTTTCGTTTTAGCATCGGTTGTACCGCCGTTTCTTTTCCAAATATCGTACTCTACCTTAGAAGCTAGAAAATCTGCTGAGTGTAAAATAGAAATTATGCTAGTTTTCTGACGTGAAGTAGGTTGATGACTGAAGAAATACGCTTCATTAGCTTTATCGAACACTCCATCATGGCATCTAATAGCTAAATACTCTTTCTGATTAACTTTAATGCCGAACTTCTGGAGTAGGTATAGAGAACGATCCTGAATAAGCATAAAGTCTAACTCTGGATTGTTAGTATACATTTCATTGAGCTTATCTTGACGCCATTTATCAGTTTGAGGTAAATAGTTAGGTGCTTCCCCATTACCCATCTTACCTAAATCGTGAAATAATGCGGCAAAAACAAGTTCTTCTTCGGTGAAGTCTACCTCTCCACCCATTTCCTTATACAACCTCATTTGTTTTACCGCATATTCCACAACTCTATTAACGTGATCAACGTATCCTCCGGGAAAAGCATTATGATACCATGTTTTACCACTAGCAGGAGCCATAATATAGGTATCCTCCATATGTTCAATCATAGATTTAACCGAGTCTTTACGTTCGGTAATGTAAGTATCTATAATTTTAAGATGCTTTTCGTAATTTTTTTGTATAAGTTCGGC